CTAATGCTTGGCACAAACACGCCAAGCGCTGATCAGCAGGTCGGCACGGATTACAGCGAGTTTTGCCAGAAGGTTCTGACCGGCGATTTCACGGATGACCGCGTGTTTGCCTATATCGCCCGGGGGGATGACGGGGACGCTCCGCTCATGGATGAAAGCTGCTGGATCAAAGCGCTGCCAGCTTTGGGGCTGACATATCCGATCGACAATGTGCGCAAGCTGGTGGTCACGGCGAAACAGCAGATCAGCACACAGCTGACCACCAAAAGGCTGTATTTTGGGATCCCGGTCGGCTCCGCCGGGTTCTGGACCTCACAGCAAGCCTGGAATGAATGCCAAGGTCATGTCGATGAAGAAGAGATGCGCGGGCGTCGGGCCCATCTTGCGTTGGATCTGTCGGAAAAGAATGACCTGACCGCGATGTCGGCAGCCTGGGAGGGGGAGAGGCTTGCGGTCAAATCCTGGTACTGGACGCGTGAGTTTGAGATCGAAGAGCGATCAACGGCGGATACAATCCCTTATCGAGAGCTGGAGGCGGCGGGCCTTATCACGGTTACACCTGGGCGTGTGATTGATTACACATTCGTTGCTGCGCAGATCATCGAGTTTTGCGGGCGCCATGATGTGGTGCAGATGGCGATTGACTCAGCCCACATGGAAAAGCTCTGCGAAGCATTCAAAACGGCTGGTTTCGATTATTGGATCGAAGAGGGCGACGAAAGCACCGGCATTGGTCTGAAGGTTGTTCGGCACAAACAGGGCAACACGGTCAGTTTCGACGGCAAATATCTCGATATGCCAACCTCGATCACTCAGCTGGAAGATCACATGCTCAAAGGCACGGTGGTGATCGATCAATCCAAACTGACCAGCATTTGCGCCCGCAATGCGATCATCGTTGCTGACGGGTTCAATAACCGGGCTTTTGACAAAAAGCGGTCACGCGGTCGCATCGATGGCGTTGTCACTCTGGCCATGGCGGTTGGGTCTGCGACAACCGAAATGAAAGAGAACAGCAGCGTTTACGAAGAACGCGGCATTCTCACACTTTGAGGCGCATACATGGGCATCTTCGACTTTCTGCGCCCTACGGGGGATGCGGGCCAATCTGTACAGCCTCAGGCTATGGCTGGTGAGAGCTTTGGATTTTCGGGCCTCGATGACCCGATGCTATTGGAGTTCATTCGCAGTGGCGGCGCCGGCCTGACGTCTTCGGGGGCGGCGGTTTCGGAAAAGACTGCGCTTCGCAACACTGCCGTTCTGCGCTGCGTGTCGTTGTTGTCGTTTTCAATTGGAATGCTCCCCCTGCAGCTGAAGGACAAGAGAAGCAAAGAAACCGCCAACGATCACCCTGTACACCGCCTGCTGCACCGTAGGCCCAACAGCTGGCAAACCGCTTTTGAATTCCGGTCTTTGATGCAACAGCGGGCGCTTACCAAGGGCAATGCCTATGCTCTGAAAGTCCGGAGCGGCAATCGTATCACCCAGTTGGTGCCGCTGGCGAATGTCACGCCCCAACAGAATGATGATTGGACGATCACCTACAAAGTGCACAGAAAAAACGGCAGCTTAGTCAGCTACGCGCAGGATCAGATATTTCATCTGCGGTATGGCCTGTCTGAAGATGGCGTGACTGGGCTTTCTCTGGTCAAGCAGGCGGCGGAAGCAATTGGCGTCGCCATTCAGGCCGAGCGGGCAGCCGCCAAACTGTTCCAGGATGGGATGATCGTCGGGGGTGTCCTTAAACTAAAGGGCAAACTGTCAGCCGAAGCGTATGAACGCCTGAAAGAAAGCCTGAACGCAAACTCTGGTGCGGAAAACGCCCACAAGTGGAAGATTCTCGAAGAGGGAATGGAAATGGCCCCCTTTGCGGCACCCGGTCGGGATGCGCAGGGGTTAGAGCAGCGGACCCACCAGATCGAAGAGATTGCCCGTGTGTTTGGTGCGCCACGCCCTTTGCTGATGCTTGATGAGACGTCCTGGGGATCCGGTATCGACGTCCTTGGTCAGTTCTTTGTGCGCTATTCGCTGAACCCTTGGTTTGAGGCTTGGCAGCAAGCCATTGAACGCGACCTCCTGACCGAAGCGGAAGCCGAAATGTATGAGGCCAAGTTCAACGCTGGCGGCCTGCTGCGCGGATCGATGAAAGATCAGGCTGATTTCTTTGCCAAGGGTCTTGGGGCTGGTGGACACCACCCATTCCTGCATCCTGATGAGCCTCGTGACTGGCTCGACCTTCCACAACGTGATGACCTGCCCAAAGCCATGGGGCTAAAGAAAGGGGGGCAAGATGAGCCTTCGAAAACTGCCTGAGTTAACAGCGGGGCGCTTGCCGAGCGTTTGTGCGTTTGAGCCAGACGCAGATGCGCTGGAACGCTGGAATGCGGGGTTGGCGCCCAAGGCGCAGGCCGATAACACGATCACGATTCTTGATGTGATTGGCGAGGATTATTGGTCAGGCGGTGGCGTCACTTCCAAGCGCGTTTCAGCTGCGCTGCGCGCGATCGGTGATCAGGATGTTGTGGTCGAGATCAACAGCCCTGGTGGTGATTTCTTCGAGGGTGTCGCGATCTATAATGCCCTGCGTCAGCACCCTCACAAGGTCACTGTTCGCATTTTGGGCCTTGCAGCGTCTGCAGCTTCGGTGATCGCGATGGCGGGCGATGAGATCGAAATCGGCAAAACTGGCTTTCTGATGGTTCACAACGCTTGGGTGGTTGCTCTTGGGAACCGTCACGACTTGATCGAAGCGGCAGAAACCATGGCCCCTTTCGATGCTGCATGGGCGACGGTCTATTCAGATCGGGCAGGGGTGAGGAAATCCAAAGCCGCCGAATGGATGGATAACGAAACCTACTTCAATGGAGAGCAGGTGGTGGAACTCGGGCTTGCGACCGGTTTCCTTTCTCCAGATCAGATTTCTGAAGATCAGACAAAGGCAGAGGCAGCAAAAGGTGTGAATGCCACCCGTCGCATCGATGCCCGTCTCGCCAAAACAGGAATGCCTCGTACAGAACGCCGTGCGCTTCTGGCCGATGCCAAGGGGGGCACGCAAGACGCTGCCCCGATCGTCACGCACGACGCTGACGCAATCGCAGCCCTCGCTGAGGGTTTGTTCAAGTCTTAATACGGAGACAGATGATGTCCAAACACATGAACCCCGCGAAAGCACGCGGGATCCAGTCGGTGCGTGCCGATGGCACTGATCTGGCGAAGATTCTTGCAACTCTGCAGACGGATTGGAATGCCTGGAAAGAAACTCAGGCGGACAAAGACAAAGAGCTGAATGCCAAGTTCGATGATGTCGTTACCACTGAGAAATGGGACCGCATTGATGCCAGCGTAACCAACCTGCAGGCCGCGGTTGATCAGGCCAACGCTCAGCTTGCAGCAATCGAGCTTGCAGGCGGGAACGGCGAAGAGCGCACCGATCCAGAATATATGTCCTCGTTCGGTGCCCACATGCGTAAGGGGGAAATTCAAGCTGCGCTGAACAAGGGGGCTGATGATGAGGGTGGCTATCTGGCCCCGGTCGAATGGGATCGCACGATCATTGATCGGCTCGTTGAAATCTCGCCGATGCGCCAGATTGCTACCGTGCGCAAAGTTGGGAAATCTGGTTTTACAAAGCTGATCAACGCTGGTGGCACAGGTTCCGGCTGGGTTGGGGAAACCGACGCGCGCCCTGAGACCGCAACGCCTAACCTGCAGGCTATGACGCTCGGCAACGGCGAAATTTATGCCAACCCAGGCGCGACCCAGCAAATGCTGGATGACTCTGAGATTGATCTTGAAGCCTGGCTGGCCGGTGAGGTGGACACCGAGTTCGCCGAGCAGGAGGGCGCTGCGTTCGTTGCGGGAGATGGTTCGAACAAGCCTTCTGGCTTCCTGAGCTTTGCTGAGGGCGGGCTGAATGCCGCGAAAAATCCGCTTGGGTTTATCCCGGTGTTGCCTGGCGAAGCCGCAAGCGTTTCTGAAGATCAGCTACTGGATCTGATCTATGATCTGCCGTCCAGCTACACCAACGGCGCGCGCTTTGCGATGAACCGCAAGAGCATGGGGAAAGTGCGCAAGCTGCGTGACGGTGACGGTCGCCAGCTTTGGCAGCCGTCTTCGCAGGCTGGTCAGCCCTCGCAGCTGTTGGCGCATCCGCTGACTGAGGTGCCGGACATGCCGGACATGGTGTCGGGCGCGATGTCCATCGGGTTCGGCAACTTCAAACGCGGCTACCTGATCATGGATCGCAAAGGTGTTCGCGTTCTGCGCGACCCGTTCACGGCCAAGCCAAAAGTGCTGTTTTACACCACTAAGCGCGTGGGCGGTGCTGTTGTTGATCCTCGTGCCCTGCGTGTTTTGAAACACGCTTAATCCCAAATGGCGCGATCCGACTGTGGGTCGCGCCCCCATATGGAGAGTTTGATATGACCACTCAGAAGCAAGAGAAGGGCCTGCCCGCGTCTGGCCGCCAATCCATGACGCCAGAGAAAGCGAAGGAAAAAGGCCTTGACCCCACGCCGTTTGGCAAACCGAAGGGCAAATAACAAATGATGTTCCGTCCCATTCTCATAACGCCCCCGGCAGAAAGCCCGGTCACGCTTGAAGAAATCAAGGCCTACTGCGAAGTATCTCTTGATACAGAGGAAGATGATGCGCTGCTTGAAAGCCTGAGAGAAGCGGCGGTTTCATACCTTGATGGGTTTCGCGGGGTGCTGGGGCGGGGCATCATCAATCAGGAATGGGAAGTCGAGCTTTCCGCAAAGCAGCAAACATATTGCTTACCCGTGCCCGACGTATCGGAGGCCGCAATTTTCTTTAGCGACCCTGCGGGTGACGAACAATCAATCCCGGCGCAGCGGCTGGTTCCGCTGGCGAGCGGGACGCGCGTAGATCTGCCTCAGGATTTCGTCTTTGCCCAAGAAATAGATGCGCCCCGACTGCGTTTTACCATGGGGTTCGGCGGGGCAAGCGACGTGCATGCAAACATCAAGCTGGTGGTGAAAATACTCACCAAGCTTTGGTATGAACATGATCCGGGCAGCCAGCAAGCGCGCGAAATCCCTCCAGTTGTCCACACCATAATCGACCCGTTTCGCTGTGTGTCTCTGTAATGCGGAACAGAAGCTATGTCCGCATGCGCGATCCCATTGCCTTCGATCGCAGCGTCTGGGTTGATGGCGTTTTGGGCGCGGGGAAACAGTCCTGGACACAGCTTTTCGAATGCCGTGGTCAGATTTTTTTCAAAGGCGGTTCCGAAGGTGTTGAGGCGGGCAGTTATCAGGCGCACGAACAGTACAAGGTGCGCATCCGCAATGGTTCACGTGCGAAATCACTGCTGGCCAGTGACCGCCTGCGCCTCCTGTCTGGCACCACCTCTGAGGCAAGCGACGGCTTACCGGGTGCGCGCTATAACATTGTCAGTGTCGACACCATGACAAGCCGCAAGTGGGCTTGGGTCACTATCAAAACCTCAGAGATCCAGAACTGATGGACATGGGCTTTGACGCGAAAGGGTTTCGCGAGATTGACGACGCCCTAGCGGCGCTGCCGCGTGTCACCTCAAAAGCCGTTGCCCGTCGCGGTCTCAAGAAGGCGCTGCAGCCGGTGACGGATCTGGCCAACGCCTATTGGCCGGGCGCGACCGATGATGCCTTTGCGGTGTCGAACCGTCTTCAGCCCGGTCAGGCGGCCCCGCAAATGGGTGGTGCGCCGGTGATCATGTATGTCGGTTCGACCAAAGCCGCCCCCCATGCGCATCTGCTGGAGTGGGGCACAGAGCCGCGATTTCACAAAAGCGGCAAATATGTTGGGGCCGTCGCGCCGCAACCGATGCTGACACCGTCTTGGGATGCAAACAAAAACCAAGTTCTGGCCTCGCTGGCGGAAGAGCTGAGAAAAGAGCTGCAAGCGACAATGGCTCGGCGGGCCAAGCAGGGGTACTGATGGAAGAGCTACTCAAATCGCTTCTGGATGACGCACATTCCTGCCCGGTGCAGTGGGGCTATTTTCAGGACGGCCAGACTTTGCCGCGCGTGACGCTGGTGCGAATGTCAGGCCGCCGCGAAGTTACGCTGAACTCTCTGGGCTTCATGCGGGCAACCGTTCAGGTCGATTGCTTTGCCGCCGATTTTGATGAGCTGACCGAAATCAGCCGCGCCATAAAATCTGTCGCGGAACGGATTCGCCAAGATCCGATTGTTAGCACTCACCTCAACAACCAGCGTGACGGCAACAAAGAAACAGGTGTCCACCGGACATCACTCACCTTCGCGATCACCTATCGCGAATAGAGCGCCATTTTCGGCGCAGCTCAAGTCCCGAAAGGAAGTCCGATGACAACTAAGAAAACCGCCCCGGCGGCACAATCTGCTGTGGCTGAGGTCAAGAAATTGACTGACGCACGGTTCTATCGCCGCGCCCAGATCGAGGGAGAAACAACCCACCCGGCCATTTTCTGCAAAGGCGATGAGCCAGGCAAGGGCGACACCGTTTCGTTCGAAGTGGAAGGCACTGAATACCACGGTGTCGTTGGTGGGGCGACCAGCGCCGATGGTGAGCTGCTGGTCGAGTTTTCCCAGCCCCTGAAGGTCAACAAACCCAAGTAACCCGCGCACCGGGTTCAATCTCTATCGCGCCCATTGGCGCAAGTCTTTGAAAGGAAGATCATGGCACATCAAACAGCTTCCGGTGTCACACTTGGCGTCACAACCACTGCCCCCGGATCTCATACTGTCGCTGGGTTCGCCGCTTTGTCTTTTACAACTGTGGGCGAGGTGACCAACCTTGGCGAGTTCGGCAAGGAATGGTCCCTTGTAACACCCGCGCCTCTTGCAACGCGCCGCGTTCAACAAGGCGCACATTGTCGATCAACACGCCCTCGTGGTCGATGTGCGTGCTGTCCGGCGGCCCCGACCCAGGGGTCCGGCCCCCAATGTCGGCAT